ATAACGACTATCGTCGTATAGGTCTTATCACAAACCCACTTAAATTTGGTACATCGGAACTTATCTCTGACTTGACGATCTCTGCTGCTAAAGCAGTCATCTTCGCTCCTACATTCCAAGGTAACTACGTTCCTGATGAGATCATCACACAAACACGAGTCGTTGGTGGTACTAACGTTACTGCTAGAGGTCGTGTTATTTCTTGGAATGCTACAACTAAGGTTTTGAAATATTATCAGAACGCAGTTGATGGTATCTTCCCAGAAGTTACAGGTACACAGAATGAGTTTGATGGTTCTAACGTAGTCAGTGGTGCAACCTCTGGTGCTGCGGGACAACCTGACGTAAACTTCCCTGCTGTTCCAAACTCATCTTCTAGAACTATTAACAACACAGAGTATGACCTAGGTATGAAGTTCAACAACGGTTATGCAAAACCCGAAGTTGCCTCAAACTCTGGTAACGTTGTGTACATAGATAATAGGAGATCAATCAGTCGTGCAAACGACCAAGTAGAAGACATCAAAATCGTAATCGAGTTCTAATGGCACAAAATACCAATCTAAACGTCACCCCATATTACGACGACTTTGATAAAACGAAAAACTTTTATCGAGTGCTATTTCGTCCTGGATTTCCAATCCAAGCGAGAGAACTTACCACGATGCAAAGCATCATGCAGAATCAGGTTGAGAATGTTGGTTCTCACTTGTTTAAAGATGGTGCAATGGTCATACCAGGTCAAATCGGTTATGATCTAAACGTAGATGCTATCCAGTTACAAGAATCTTTCTTGGGTGCTGACGTAGAAAATTATCGTACTCAGTTAAACGGTAAGATTATTGAAGGTCTTACATCTGGTGTAAAAGCAAAAGTATTATTCAGTATATCTGCTACTGATTCGTCGAAAGGTTATATCACAATTTATGTTAAGTATATTGAATCTGGTGGTACAGGAAATACACAATCAACTTTCTCTAATAATGAACAGTTAATAACAGATACAGAAATAACATTTGGTACAACTTTGATTGAAGTTGGATCACCATTTGCACAACTACTTCCTACTGCTGCATTACAACAAGGTTCTGTAGCATACATACAAGACGGTGTTTATTTCATCAGAGGATTCTTTGTTGATGTACAATATCAGTACTTACTATTAGATCAGTATGGAAGCAACCCCTCCTATCGTATCGGACTTGATATACAAGAATCAATCATCACTCCAGAAGATGACCTTAGTCTCAACGATAACGCTGCAGGAACATCTAACTATGCTGCTCCTGGTTCTCATAGATTTAGAATCACAACAAGATTAGTTAAGAAACTACTTACAGATGATGCTGATAAAGACTTCCTAGAATTATTAAGAATCAATAATAGTAAAGTTGAAAAACTTGTTGATAGAAGTGCATATGATGAACTAGAAAGATCATTAGCAACCAGAACATTTGAAGAGTCTGGTGATTATGTTGTTAGAGATTTTGCTCTTACAACTAGAGAAAACTTAGATAATGGATTCAATAATGGTGTGTACGAAGCTGGATCTACAACTGCTCAAGGTAATACTACAGCAGAAAATATGTACGCAATGGAGTTCGGACCTGGAACTGCATATGTAAGAGGATATAGAATTAAAACATTATCGCCAACTTATGTTGACGTGATGAAACCAAGAGATACACAGTCACTTCAAAATAGCAATATAACATTCCAAATGGGTAATGATGTTGTTGTATCTAATGTGTATGGTTTCCCTAATGCAACTGGGGGCACAATAAGTAATGCATATCAAACTGTAGAACTAAGAGATACTTTTACAGGAAGTCAAGGATCTCAAGCAGGTAACCTAATAGGTTTTGCAAGACTTGCTAATATGGAGCATACAACTGATGGTGATAATACAACCTTTGGTGATGCAGATGATACTTATAGAATGAATATATTTGATGTTCAAATGTTTACTGCTATTGAGTTTGCGTCAGCACAAACTATAGATGCAGGATCATTATTAATCGGTGCAACATCAGGTGCTAGAGGATATCTCGTAGATGCTTTGAGTGCTGCTGATCATACATTAGTATATGGTGTAGAGGGCACATTTCAAACTGGTGAGATGATAACTGTTGATGGATTGAACAAAGATACCATCGAAGTTGTACACACATTTGATTTTGGTGATACTCGTCAAGTTTTATCTAGAGATGAAAGTACAAATAATGTAGAGTATACTGCTGATATCATACTTAATGATACTGTGATAGTTCAAGGTGTAACCTTCACATATGATGCTACAGGTGGTGCAGAAAAGATCACTGGTAACCAATCAAACTTTGCCTTAGATTTGAGACCAGGTGACAGAATATTCTTTAGTCCAACTAAGTTTGTTGATGTAGATAAAGTAAATCCTACTAGTTTGACTGGTAGTCAAAACTCAACTATCTTTGACTATGGTGCACAGACAGTTAATGTAACTCCTGGTGCAGGAAGTGCTGCTCCATCTGCAGGAGACTACACTGGATTATTAAGACAACGTGTTAAATTAAACAATATACTTGACGCTGATCTTTTGAGTGCGATGCCTAAGAAATACATCAAGAGTATTTCTGATGAATCTATGGTTGTCAGAAGAACATTTGATGCTAGATCAGTTGCTTCTAACTCGGTATCAATCACTCTTCCTGCTAACGAACAGTTTGAACCAATCAATGATGCAAACTATACGATCACAGTTCTTGCAGGATCAAACTCTACTCACCCAGTAGGAGATCAGATAACTATTAACACTACTAGCAGTAGTGCTGTTGGTTATACTACTCGTGCAACAGGACTGTCTACTCTTAATATTGAAAACCTAACAAATATTACTTCAATAAAAGTTACTGCGACAATATCTAAGAACGTTACAACTAAGAAAACAAAAGCAGGACAACAGATGTTTGTTCTCAAGGTTAATAAGACAATCGATAATCTTGATAAACAAAACTTTGGTTTATTATATTCAAACTTATATGGAACTAGAGTACAAGACAGAGATATATCTCTTGGTCTTGTAGACTCTTACAGATTACATGCTGTATATGAATCTCTTGATGATAATGATCCAATAATACCAAGTGTAACTTTGGTAGAACCTACTTTCTTTGCTACAGGATCTATTGTTACTGGTAGAACTTCTAAAGCAAGAGCAAAAGTAGTTGCATTTAGCTCAGGTACTTTAAAATTAAGTCTTGTCTATGTTAGTGGTAAGTTACAAGCAGGTGAAACTATTGATGGATTTGATACTACAAACACTCCACTAACTGCTATTATCAATGACTCTGCAGGATCTGTTATTGATGGTTCAAAAGTTATTACTAACAACTACTTCCTAGAAGTTGCACAAACAAACTTCATGTANGATCAGTCAAGAATTGTTCGTAAGAAAGGTGTATCAACACCAATCAGAAAACTATTAATGATTGTTGACTACTATACACACTCTGCTACTGGTGATTACTTCGGTGGTCAATCATATCTTAACACAGCGTATGGTGATGTTCCATTCTTCGGCACTAAGTTCCTTGCAGATTACTTAGACTTCAGACCTGGTTGTAAGAATCTTTATAGTGGAACTGGTACAGTTGCATCTCCTGCATTTGTTAACTGTTCTACATTTGATTTCAAATCTAGAGTATTCAATGTATCAGGCACACCTAATGCTACTATCTTTGATATTCCAAAGATTGATAGTAATTTCAAATCAGACTTTGACTGGTATCTACCTAGAACAGATAAAGCATTCTTAACACCTGCAGGTGAGTTCCAAATCATTAAAGGTAAATCATCTGAACAACCTCAAGAACCTGATGATTTGAAAGATGGTATGCTTCTAGCAACTATAAATCATAAACCATATGGTTTTGATGCAGAATCTGATGTAGTTATTACTAGATCTGATAATAAACGATATACCATGCGTGATATCGGTGGTATTGAACGTAGATTAGATCAGGTTGAATATTACACTTCACTTAATATGCTTGAGTCTGATACTTTCAACACCAAGATTATTGATGCTGATGGTAAGGATAGACTGAAGAATGGATTTATTGTAGACGATTTCTCAGATCATAGTAAATCACAAACTTCCCATGAAGATTTTTCTGCTGCATTAGATTTTGCAGGTGGTACATGTCATCCATCACACTATACAACTAATATTCCATTACAACTTAATACTACAGTATCACAAAATTATCAAAGAACTGGTCCTTGTTTAACTCTACCATATTCTGAGTTAACAATCATTGAACAACCATATGCTTCTAGAGTTGAGAACATCAACCCATTCAACGTATTTACTTACATTGGACGTGTTGATCTTACTCCTGCATCTGATGACTGGATAGAAACACAACGTTTACCTGCACAGGTACAAAACATAGAAGGTGATTTCCAAGCAGTATCATCTGAACTTAGAGTTGACCAGAATGGTTTTGCTCCTGTTCAATGGAATGCATGGAGAGATCAGTGGACTACATCTAGAGTTATATCTTCTACTGAAGTTAGAAACACAGAATGGTTAGAGGAAGACGTTGGTAGATCACCTAGACCTGATGTATGGGAAGGTCGTGGTATGAGACGTGTTAACAGAGAGGACGTTCTTGAAACTGTAACTAGACAAAGAAGAACTGGTATTAGATCTAGAGTTATACCTAGAATCGATAGACAATCTCTTGGAGATAGTATTATATCATCTACAGCAATCCCATGGATTCGTTCTAGAAACATTAAGGTTAGTGTTGAAAGATTAAAACCAAGAACTCGTTTTTATGGATTCTTCGATGGTAGAAAAGTCAGTGATTATATGACACCAAAACTAATCGAACTTATCAAAGATCCTTCAACTGATGCTCGTACAAACTCTACACCTTTCATTCCTGGTGAGACTGTAAGAGGAGAGATTAGTGGATGTGTATTAAAAGTTGCTGCACCTAATGATTTGTATGTCTTTAACCCATATGATGATACATCAATGCCTTCATCATATGCTTCTACTACAGCATTTTTAAATATCGATACAGATGATCTTGCTGCACAAGCAGTTGGTGAGTTCTTCGGTAATGTTCAAGTTGGTGAAGTGTTAGTTGCTGACTCTGGTGCAAGAGCAGTTGTTAAAGATCGTAGATTAATATCTGACCGTTTTGGTAAGATGGGTGCATCATTCTTTATACCTACTGCTGCTGTAAACACCAATCCACGTTGGGCAACTGGTACAAGAGTTATCAGATTCTCTACTTCAGATACTAACTCAAGAATCGGTGGTGCTGTTGAATCATCTGCTGAAGCAGAATATGAAGCAAGAGGTACATTGAACAGAGTTCGTGAAAATATCCTTTCTATTAG